TTAGTCGCCGGCGTCGACAAGAGCATCATCCTTAAGCCGTCAGGCTTCGAGACGTACGAAACCTGCTCTCCGCCCTAATGAGCGCAAGCCGACAATTCCTGCGAAACTGGTCCGAAAATTCTTTCCGATCCTAGAACAAACAATGAACAAGTCAATACCCCCTTTGGTTGTTCGCGCGGGATGCGCACGGGCTCACAGCACGCCGAACCTCTTCCTGCGCTCTGCCGTCTGCACCAGCTCCTTTAGCTCCGCCTGCGCCAGCTTGCCGTTGGCGATGATCGCGCCGAGATGGTCGCGTACCTTGCCGACGATGTTGATGGCGAGGAACAGCTTCTCGCGGCCGGCGACGTCTTCGATCAGCGTCTGGCGCCAGGCCGAGCTGTAGCTCGCCTCGAGCGCATCGAATGCGCTCGCCAGCAGCTCATCGTCAAGCAGCGCCTTGGCACGCGTGCCGCGTGCCGCCGTCTGTTGCAGGATGCTTTCGTCAGTCATCGCGCCGCTCCGATTTGCCATGCGTGTCATTGCCGGCCTGGGCAGACTTCGCAGCAAGCCCAAGCGCCGCCTCGGCAATCTTCATTTCGTGAGCGGCCTGGGCCTGCTCACGCTTCTGGGCCTCCCCCATCGTCTTGAGGTGAGCGTCGAGCACCGCAATCTTGGCGTCCAGTCCAGCCTTGATCTTGGCAAGCTCGATCTCGGCCTGCATCTTGACTTGCTGATGGACCAGATCGTTGTGCGCCTGCTGCTGGGCCAGTTGCGCCTTGTGCGCGGCGATCGCCTGCTCGGTCTGCACCCGCGCCTGCACCGCGAGCAGCTTCGGATCCGGCGGCGGCTGTGGCGGCGCCGGCGGCGGATGCAGCAAACGTCCGGTCTGTGGATCCACGGCCGCCGGATCGCTGAAGAAGCGGCCAGGATTCTTGTGCCCCATGATCCGCGTCAGCTCCGCCGCCGTGTTGTAGAGCTCGCGGTCGCCGACCAGGTGGACCTTGCCGGCCATCGCCAGCTCCTTCTGCACATTGGCGATCGCCATGGTCTGTGCGAATTGCTGCGCCTTGCCGCCGGAGCCGAGGCCGACTTCGATCGTCATGTCGTCGCGCGTCTTCCAGTTGCGCGGGTCGACCTGGACCCAGGCATTGCGCAAGCGCACCGTCTGGCGCTGCTGGCCATGTTTGCGGATGGTGGCGTGCAGCAGTCCGAACATGTCGCGGACCCCTTCTGCCATGATGCGCGCGATCAGCTTGATGCGCATCTGCGAGGCGGAGAACACCTGCGCGACCGCCGTCGCCGACTGGTTCTGCAGCGCATTGGCGTCGATCCCCTGCGCCTGCTTCGACAGCCCCGAGCGGCTCTCGAGCTCGGCATCGATATATTGCAGCATCGGATAGATCGAGCTCGTGATATCGGGTACCACCTGCCAGTTGAGACCGCCGGCCGTCTTGGTGCGGACGACGCCGCCCGGACGCGAGACCAGGAGATCGTCGAGCGTGTTGGGCCCGGCATTGGCCTCGGCCACCTCAACGCGCGGATTGTTGTGCAGATAGAGATTGTCCAGCGCGCCGCGCTTCAGCGCCGTCTTCTCGCGCTGCAGCGGCATCACGAGATCGGCGATCGAGCGGCCGAAGAAGCGGTGGGTCATCGGCACCGGCGTGGTCGCGGCGAACGGGATCGCATCGAACGGCGTGATGCACTCCCGGCCGTCCTTGCGCAGGATCTCGCCCTGATCGCCGCCGGTGATGACTTGGTACAGGCCCGGCCTGCCCTCGCCTTCGTAGTCCATCCGAACGTAATGCTCGGTGATGCGGACGAGCCTGGTGCCCGAGTTGGTCGCGCTCGACGATACGAGCGAGTGCTCGTCGACCGTATCGCGCGCGAGCGTCTCGGCCCGCGTCGCCCCGGTGTAGTCGCCGAGCGAGCGGATCTGCGCGGCGTCATATCCCTCCGCGATCAACTGCGCCTCGGTTCTGGTGACGATCTCATGGAAGCAGTAGTTGCAGTCGCGGATCGCGCGCGCGCCCCGTTCGATGCCGAATTCCTCGGGCGGCACGCCCATTACCCGGGCCTGGGCGAACCTCCGCGTGGTCACGACAGTGACGTCGTGCGTGATCGATGCCGGCACCGGTTGCAGCGGCGCCGTCGGCAAGGATATATTCATGACATTCCACTCTTTAGAGGATGAAGAATGAGGCACGCGGCTGCTGCGCTACCGACCTTGGCTACGGGCCGCTTCGGTTGCCAGGTAGTCCTGGATCATGCCAAGTAGCCCGCCGGCGGTCGGCTGGAACTGGGACAGGTCCGATGAGACGCTGTCGGCTTGAGCAGCGATGAAGCCAGGGATGCCGCCAGGCCTACCCCGAGGGGTCTGGGGTACATAGGGTACGGCACCTACACGCCCCGAAGACGTCGGTCCGCCTGCGACGCTGGCATTCCCTGCGTCCATGGCACCATCGAGGGCGCCGCCTCTGACGTAAGGTGTGCTCCAATTTTCTATGCCATTGCCAAACGCCTCCGCAGGCCGGCTTCGCAAGAAGCGGATCGGGGGCTCAGTTGCCGGCCTAACCGTGGCAATGCCCCGGCGAAGGCTTCGATCCAGGGAGGATAACTCATCCTGAGGGCCCATTGCAGGGCCGAAGATGTATTTGTTGATGGCCTCACCGATCTGCTTTGGAGTGGACGTATAGGTTACGCCGAAACCGGGAAGACCAACTCCAGCCTCTATCGATGAAATTTTTGCGTTCCATGGCTGCGGAATTCCGTCATCATCCGGAATGCTGGCGTTGACGGTGACAGATGGGACGATTGTTGAGATGTTTGCGGTGGCACCATATCCGAGACTGTCCTGCGACGTCATCCCCTTCCTCAAATGGGTTAGATGCATCCCACCGCCACCTACACCGAGACCGCCGCTCAGCGTGACCCGCGGCGCCGTCGGAGAGCCCGGGTTCCAATAGTAGGTGCCTCCCAGGCCCAAGAATGGCAAAGCGACGGAGATTCCGTCCGGCCGAAGCTTTCCGTCCTTGTTGACTGACATCGTCCTCTATCCTTACATTATGCTGGCTGGTCAAAATTGACGACTAGTGCACTGAAGACGATCGAACATATTTCGTGCAACATGACGTGGACCGCCGTCTCACTCTTGACTGTTTGGTTGACTGGACTGCTGACTTTGATCGGGCGGTACATGGAAAGTATCCGCATCATCCATAACAATCTGACGCCGGAAGCGGCGGACTTGGGCTACATGAAGCCAGGCTGGAAATCATTCCTATGGTTCCGCTTCGCCAACATCAATCCTTTGCGCCTGAACTCCGCCGGTCGCAGTCGACTAAACGGCGCGATCTGGAACGAGCGCGCGATGTACGCTTGGATTGCCGCCGGACTTTTTCTCTTTGCTTACTTGTTCTGACTCACTTCGCGATCTTGCGGTTTACGATCGCTGATCGGGCGAGTGTCGCAAATCCATGCGTAACTCGCGGAGAGCCGAACGTCAGTCGGATCGAGGATCCACCGCGCGCATTCGAACTCTTTCGGATAGCTCGCTCGTGAAGCTTGGCAACTCCGATTTCCAGCGGGTCGTCGGTGGAATCGCGAAGGACGGGATCATATCCATGAAAACAATGGCATCCGCAAGACGTTCGCTCCCTGAGCTCATCGCGTTCATCTAGTCCTGAAAATTGAAGATCGGATCTGCCATAGCAATACTAGTGACCTCGTGCTTCAGCACTACGTCAGGATCCGTCCGGAGCCGGTGTTCCTGAAGGTGGCTTCAGATTAGGTCCTGGCCCGCGCCTCGTATGCGCCACGATCCTCATCGTCCCCTCGGACTCCATGACCGATTGCGCCAGCAGCGCGAACTGATCGTCGGTGAGGTCGTAATACGTCTCGCGGCTTTCCTCCTCGCGCTCCTCCCACCAGACCTTGACCACCCCGACCTTCGACAGCAGGGCGTCCTTGATGAACGAATAGAGGATCATGAAACCGGGGTTCTGCTGCATGAAGACGTGATTGACGTAGTCCGTCTCCTGCGCGGCAGCCGCCTCGTCCTCAGGGCCGACCGGCTCGAACCGCACGACCTCGTTGGAGCCTGCGAAGATATCCATCAAGTGCGGCATCAGGCCTTCGATCGTGTCGGCGACATCGGTCGAGACTGCCCGCGAGCGTCCCTCCTGCGCCGGCATGTCCTTGCGCATGTTGCCGAGATAATAGTCCATCGCATCGGCGCGCTCTTCAGCGAGCCGCGCCGCGGAGATCGCGGCGAGTGCGTCAGCCTTCTCAGCCGCGAGCATCGTCTTGAGGTCAGCGTTCGACATCTTTGGCATCGATCAGATCCTTGTCGTTAGAAGGCCCGCCTCGGCGCGTCGGTACATGCTGGGCCGAGCATCG